ATCGCCAACACAACAGCTGGAACAGATGCATTGACAGAGGCCATGGAAGGCCTACGCGATGGATTTTCAATTGAGTTGGCTGTGGACAATTACGAAATGCAAAAGGATGGCACTATGAAGGTGCTCAATGGGCAGCTTACAGCTGTCGCTTTGGTTACTGAACCGGCCGTGCGATCTGCACGCGTTTCTGAGGTAGCCGCATCAGAGGATTCTGAAACTGAAACAGTTACAGAGACAACAAACCCAAATGAAGGAGACAAGATGGACAACACTACCGAACCAGTAGCTCCTGCCGTTGAACCGGTAGCAGCTCCAGAGGTCGCACCTGTACAAGCATCACGCCCCGCTTACTACACAGCACCACGCTCACCAATTGTGGACAAGGTTTCATACCTTGAGCACTACCTACGCGCAAGCGTTTTGCACGATGAGGATTCACGCCAGTATGTAAAGGCAGCTGACAACACAACATCAACAGCACCCGGCATGATTCCAACACCACAAAGCACACAGGTGATCAATGCACTTGCAAACGCTGATCGTGGCACAATCGATGGCATCAGTCGCGAAACTTTAGTTGCAGAAGGTATGACATTTGAGCTGCCTCGCGTAACGGCTGTACCAACAGTATTGCCAATTGATGAAAATGATGCAATTACAGAATCATCACTTTCAGCCACATTTCTTTCTGTTGCTGTTCAGCCTTTCAAAGGCCGCGCAATTTCAACAGTTGAATTGATCGACCGAAGCCGTCCGGAATACCTCACAGCTTTGCTTCAGAATCTTGAGTTTGCTTATGCAAAAGAGACTGATGAGTATGCATTGGCACAGATGCAAGCAGCCGTCACTAGCGTGACAGCACAGGCAGCAAATTCAGCAACCGGATTCCTTGGATACACATCTAAGGCAGCCGCAAATGTTTATGGTGCATCGCTTGGTTTTGCTCGCTCATTGATCGTTTCACCTACACAATGGGGAAACATCATGGGATACAACGACAATGGCGCACCTCTTTACAATGCAGCACAGCCTTCAAACGCAGCTGGAAATGTTCGCGGAGATTCATTGCGCGGTGTAGTTTCACCGGGTCTGAATCTTTATGTTTCACGCTCATTTGGTAACGCTGGCACAACAACAGCCGATGGCGATTCATCAATGGTAGTTGTCAATCCAGATTCATACACATGGTACGAATCTCCACGCTTTACGCTACGCAGCAATATCAACAGCGATGGAACAATTGACATCCTGTACTACGGCTATGGCGCACTAGCTGCCAAGGTGCCAAACGGCGCACAATTTAACAACCTCCCATAAATCACTATCGGTAGCGGTCGCTCCCGAACGCTACTGACACGAAAGGAACCGAGATGCCAGCAATAGTTACAGCCTCGCAGCTGAGAGCGATTCTTGGTGTCTCGGTTTCTTTGTATTCCGATGCACAGCTTGATTCATACATTGATTCAGCTGAGCAAACGATTTTGCCTTTACTTACGCAATACCAATCATCGGTGACTTTTGCCAATGTGAGTGATTCCGTCATTTATTTCACCACAATGCGGCCAAATTACTTTGTGCCGGGTCAATCTGTTGTTGTTACCGGGGCCGGAATTTACAACGCGACCTACACAGTCACCGATGATCGGATTGAGCCTTACACTTTCACAGCTGCAACAGCCGCAGCTGATCGAACATACCCATTGCCGTTTATTCCAGCGGCAACAGCGACATTGAGTGGAGCATCGGCAGCACAGCTGTACGCATCGACACCACCAATTGAAAATGCAATTTTGGTTGTAGCGGTTGAAATTTTCCAGAGCATCACAGCTCCCGGCAACCAGATCATGTCAGACAATTTTCAGCCAAGCCCATTTGTTCTAGGCCGCAGCCTTTCCAATAGAGTCATTGGGCTTTTAGGCCCGTTTCTTGATGTCGAAACGATGTGCCAATGAGCATTGAATCAGCCATCCGCACACCATTGAAAACAGCACTTTCGGGCATTGCTGCAAATGTGTACAACGGAATTCCAGAGACAATGACCAGCCCATCAATTTGCTTGATTCCGGATGCACCTTATTTGGAAAGCGTTTTGATCGGCAAAAACACAACAAAGGTCAAGGTCAATCTGACTGTGACTGGTGTTGTGGGTTATGCCAACAATGCCGCAGCTTTAGACAATCTCGAAACATTAATGATTTCAATCATTGCAGCAATGCCAAATGGTTACGAAGTCGGAAATGTAAATCAACCTCAACCTTTGGAAGTCGGTGCCGGTAAGTACCTCACGGCCGATCTCCAAGTATCCACATACTACAACCAATAGGAGAAAACATGGCCACAACAATCATCACCGGCAGAAATGTGAGCTTCAGCATCGATGGGGATACTTTTGATGCACAAGCAACATCTGCAATCCTTACTGTTGATTCAACGATCAACACATACCAGACACTCGATGGCAAGGCGTATTACACAACCGACACTCAAGGCACATTTGCTGTTGAAATGTTGGCTGACTGGGGCGTTGCTTCATCACTATGCGAAATGCTTTGGAATCAAGCTGAAAACTCACCAAATACACCTTTGGCCGTGATTCTTGAGACAGAGCCGGGCACAACTTTCAACTTTACTGTTCAGCCAATTTTTCCATCAGCTGGAGGAACAGCACCAGATGCACAGACTGTCTCAATGAGCTTTACCTGTGTGACAACACCTACATTGGCTTAACGAAAGGAAATCGGGAGCATGAAACTAGCAATCACAATTGAATTCGCTACGGGGGAGAGCGCAACTTATACCGCGCTCCCACCGGAGTGGATGAAATGGGAGCAAAAAACTGGAAACACAATTCAGCAAGTGTCTGAGAAATTGGGCATCGCTGATTTGATGTTTTTGGCGTACCACGCAATGAAGCGCGAATCAGCTGGAAAGCCTGTGAAGCCTTTTGAGATTTGGTGCGAAACTGTGGCTGACATAAACATGGGAGAAACCGAAAACCCAAAAGCTACGAGCCGGGAACAATAAACCGGATCATTTGGGAATTGGCCATCACCACGGGATTGTCACGATCAGAGTTTCAAACCGCTGAGGACATTTTAACTGTTTTTGAGATTCTAAGGACGAGAGATGGCAACTGAGACAATCACCTATGACAAGGCTGATTTGCGTGGCATCATTAAAGCTTTCAAAGCTATGGATGAGCAAGCTGTTGCTGAGGCCAAAGGCGTTTCAAATGGCTTGGCCACTTATTTGCAATCAAAGATCACATCGGTTGCTGGTGGCCGACCAAATAAGGCGGCAATCCGCATTGCTCAAGGCTCGCGTGTAAGCAAATCCTCAAAGATCGGTGAAATCAGCTTTGGCTTTGTTTCTCAAAAGTTTTCGGGTGGCGGCACAACGCAGCAGCTTTGGGGCGGTTATGAATTCGGATCAACCAAATTCAAGCAATTTCCAATTTGGTCAGGCCGTGGGCCTCGCGGTGGATCGGCTGGTTATTTTATCTATCCAACATTGCGTGCCGAACAGCCTCACATCATTGCTCAATGGGAAAATGCTTTCTCAAAGATTCTTAAGGAGTGGTGATGGCCGGACAAAGTAGAACGCTCAAGCTTTCGATTCTCGGTGACATTGACCAGCTTAAAAAAAGCCTCACCACCGGATCAAACGAAGTTCAAGGTTTTGGCAACAAACTGGGTGATTTCAGCAAAAAGGCTGGTTTGGCTTTTGCCGCAGCTGGTGCTGCCGCAGCTGCTTATGCAGGCAAATTGCTCATTGATGGTGTTAAGTCTGCAATTGAGGATGAGGCTGCTCAAGCAAAATTGGCAACAACTTTGCAAAATGTTACCGGTGCAACAAATGCTCAAATTGCAGCTGTTGAGGATTACATAACCCAAACCGCATTGGCCAATGGTGTAACCGATGATCAACTAAGGCCATCGCTGGATCGGTTGCTTAGAGCCACAAATGATGTTGCCGAGGCACAAAGACTCCAGACCTTAGCCTTAGACATTGCAGCCGGTACCGGCAAGGATTTGGGTGCTGTTTCTGAAGCATTGGGTAAAGCTTACGATGGCAACCTAGGCGCACTCAAGCGTTTGGGTGTAGGCATTGATGATTCAATTATTAAATCAAAGAATTTTGATGCTGCCGCAGCTGCACTTTCAAAGACTTTTGAAGGTCAAGCATCAAAGCAAGCTGAGACATTTCAAGGCAAAATGGCACGGCTTACTGTGGCATTTGATGAAGCCAAAGAAACTGTCGGATCGTATGTACTCGATGCGCTGACACCATTGGTCAGCAATTTTGTGGACAAAGGCATCCCAGCAATTCAAGATTTTGCCGGCAATTTGAGCAAAACATTGGGGCCAGCCTTTACTCAGATACTCAAAGTAGTTCGCGATGATGTTTTGCCAATTATCAAAGCTTGGTATGGATTTATCGCTGACACGATTGTTCCAGCTCTTTCAGCTGTTATCGGGCCGGCTTTTCAAGGTTTAGTCAGCGCATTTAACAAAATCAAAAATGCTGTTGTGGACAATAGTGATGAATTAAAGCCATTGCTAGGTTTGTTCAAGTCAATCGCCAATTTTATCAAAGAGGATTTAGCACCAATTTTAGGTGGTGCTTTCAAATTAGCATTGCAAGCAATCGGAACAATTGTTGCTGGCCTTGTTACCGGCTTTTCAAAGCTTGTTGGGTTTATTACTAACACAATCAACAAAATGAAAGAATTTGTGAATTTCATCAAGGATAACCCGGTCACGCGCTTTTTCTTTGGGGATTCAAATGATAAGTCACTCAAAGCTGGTGTGGGCTTTGATGCAGGCACACCGGTCGAATCACCGGGATTTGGCGTAGGAAATGGATTTATGCCATCGGGTGCATCACCGACATTTACAGGCGCACCTGTTGAGGCTTACTCACCAGCCATGCAAGCTGCGATTTTAAGGCGTGAGGAATTGAAGGCAGAAACCGAAAGATTGCGGCAAGCCCGAGAGGCAGCCGCAGCTGCACGATTAGCGGCCACCGGTGGGCTTTCAACAAGTGAACGCATCACCATCAATGTAAGCGGTGCAATCGATCCGGAAGGCACAGCACGGACGATTGTGGACACACTTAACAATTCTTACTACCGAGGCACGCTTGGTGCTGGAGCGTTGGTTGCTGTCTAATGACTATTTTTAATCCGGTCTGGAAAGTCATCATTGGCGGTGTTGAGTATCAAACCGCTATTTTGGCCAATCTTACGATTACCAGCGGTCGCACAAACATTTATGAGCAAGCCACAGCAGGATACACAAACCTCGAAATTATCAACCTTGATCAATCAAATGTGCCAATTCAAATCAATGATGCGCTGACAATTGAATTGCAAGATTCTACATCAACATTTGTGCCAATCTTTGGCGGCTCGGTTGTTGAGGTCGGAATTTCGGTCGCTGAGGTTGGAAGCGTTGATTATGCACAGCGCATCAACATCATTGCATTGGGTGCATTGGCCAGATTGCCAAAGGCATTGACGGATGGTGTCTTATCCAAAGACTTTGATGGTGATCAAATATATGAAATTTTGCAAGCTGTTTTGTTTGACTCATGGCAAGAGGTGCCGGCAGCTACAACATGGGCAACCTATGATCCAACTATTCAATGGCAAGATGCTGAAAATTCAGGATTGGGCGAAATTGATCGACCAGGCAATTATGAGCTGGCAGCAAGATCATCCAACCGCACGGATGTTTATTCATTGGTCTCAGCTTTAGCCACATCTGGATTGGGTTACATTTTCGAGGATGCTCAAGGCCGGATCGGTTATGCAGATAGCACACACCGCACAAATTATTTGGCGGCCAATGGTTATGTTGATTTAACGGCCAATCATGCTATTGCATCCGGTTTAAGTATTCAGCAACGGGCAGGTGATGTGCGAAATGCAATCACCATCAAATACAATGCCACATCATCGGCCGAGGAATCTGCCAGCGATGCAGACTCGATTGCTCTGTATGGCCAATTGGCTCAAATCATCAGCACAACATTGCACAATTCAACTGATGCCGAGGATCAGGCCAATTTCTATTTGGGCCTCAGAGCTTATCCGCGCTTTAATTTCAACAACATCACATTTGAGCTGACAAACCCAGAAATTGATGATGCCGACCGGGATGCCTTGATCAATGTTTTCATGGGTATGCCCGTGAATATTGCCAATCTGCCGCTTAATATGAATTCTGGCGATTTTTTGGGTTTCGTTGAAGGCTGGACATTTTCTGCCCGATACAATCAGGTCAGCATTTCAATGATCGTCTCACCAATTGCATTTTCATTGCAAGCCATGCGATGGAACGATGTGCCGATTGTTGAAGCATGGAACACAGTCAATCCAACTTTGGATTGGATTAATGCCACGATTGTGGCGTAAGGAGAAAACAAGTGGCAAACCCGACAACAAATTATTCTTTCCAAATGCCCACAGCGACAGATTTGGTTACAGATTTGCCAGCTGATTTCGAGGTATTTGGACAAGCCGTGGACACGCGATTAAAAGCATTGCAACCCGGCACAACGCTTGGTGACATTGCTTATTCATCAGCTACGGCAAACACAAACACAAGATTGGGCATCGGTACATCAGGACAGGTTTTGGCTGTTTCGGGAGGCGTGCCGGCATGGACAACTCCAGCTCAATCATTGACATTGATCAGCAATACAAGTTTTACAAATCAAGCAACACAAGCATTTGACGGGGTTTTCAGCTCGACTTATGTTGGGTATTTAGTTTATTTTCAAGGCATTTTTGGATCAGCAAACAACAATATCCGGATGCAAATGAGAACAGCTGGGCCGACAACTGTAACGAGCAACTATTTTAATGGTTCAATTTCCGGACAACCCGGCGGATCAAGCTTGATTATTAGCAACAACAATGGTTCATTTGCTGAGGTTTCGAGCAATTTTGGTTCAAGTCAGGACAATGGAATTTCCGGACAATTTAACATTTTGGGTTGTTCAGGATCAAGCACAGTTCCGCGCATCACTTATCAAACAGTAAGCTCATACACAGGAGCAAGCAGCAATGGCGGATTTTTTGTAAGTAGTGCCGCCACTTATACAGGCTTTATTCTGTCAGCACCAGCTGGCAACCTAACGGGTACAGTTCAAATCTTTGGAGTTAAATAATGACACTTAACAAGAAAATTGAGGAATTGAAAAAGGCTTATCCAACGCTAACAAAAGGCGTAAATGATGAGACTATGGAAATGAACGCTGAGGAATACGAGGCAACAATTTCACAATGGGCACAAAACCTTTTGGATCAAGAGGTCAAAGAAGCTCAAGATTTGGCAGCAAAAGAAGCAGCTCAAGCCAAATTGACCGCGCTTGGTCTGACAGCCGATGACTTGAAGGCACTTGGATTGTGACATTTCCACAAGGCACATTGCCGCGTTTGATTCAGGTTGCACTCGCTGAGGTGGGCACGGCCGAAACAGGCAACAATGAGACAAAATACGGCAAATTTATGAAAGCCGACAAGCTGCCATGGTGCGGAAGTTTCTTAAATTGGTGCTCGGCCACGGCCGGGGTCAAGGTGCCAAATGTTGTTAGCACACGAGCTGGAGCCGAGGCATTTAAGAAAGCCAAGCAATGGCACACAACACCAAAAATTGGTGATTTTGTTTTCTTTGATTTCATAGATGATGACAAAACAATCATCAATCACATTGGCTTGGTGATTCGGTGTTCAGAAAAACAGATCGTGACAATCGAAGGCAACACATCTGGTGCTGGTGATCAGCGCAATGGTGGAGAAGTCATGGTCAAATCAAGAGCTTTGGGAGCACGCTCATTTGTGGTTGGTTACGGCCGACCAGCTTATGAGCCATTTTCCGGTGATCTACCGGATCGACCAAAAGGAGAAAAATAATGGATCAAGCAAAAGCAATTGCGGCCTCATGGGGTCGCTCGTACTTAGCAGCTGCATTGGCCGTGTACATGGCTGGCGGCGATTTTAAGGCCATGGCAATGGGTGGCGTGGCAGCTGTCGTGCCTGTCATTTTGCGCTGGCTCAATCCAGCTGACAAAGCTTTCGGTTCAACGGGGAAATGATCCGGAAATCACTTGCGGTGGGCTTGGCCTTTGTCCTTTCGCTAAGCCTTACCGCCTGTGGTTATCAAGGTTGGGTGCGATACCCATGCCAGCTTCATGAAAACTGGAAATTGGATGAGTGCCAAAAACCTCAATGCAAGGTGACTGGTACCTGTACGGAGGATCTGATAGGCGATGGCTTCAAAGAATAAAGACCGGCTAAGTCAAGAGGAAATCAAAGCTCGCTTGATGTTTCTCATTGGCGCGGTTTTGTCATTTGTCTTTTTAATTGTCACGCTTGGCATCACTTATGCGTTGATCTTTGTGACACAGCCAATTGGTGCACAAGCTCCCAATGATGCAGCTTTCATCGATCTGCTCAAAACTTTGGCAATCTTTCTCACCGGGTCATTGGGTGGGGTTTTAGCATCCAACGGCCTCAAAGACAAGACCAAATCAGAATACGAAAAAACTATTGAAAGGCGTTTATCTGGTAACGACACGCCATGATTTGAGCGTGATTGTTGTATTTGTCGGCTGATCCTGTCACTCTCTATTTCGGGAGCTGATTCGCGGCTCCCAGAATCGGGAGCAACAAAATGGATGAATTATCAATCGTGGTCATGTGTTTGATCGCTGGAGCCTTATGGGCTGTCATGTCGTATTCGGTCGGATTTAAGGAAGGCCAGCGACAAGGTTACACACGCGGCCGGGCGGTATCACGCCACATTTCTCAGCTTAATGAGAAGGTGGACAACTAATGGCCGGGTTTCTAGAAAACTACGAAGGCAACAAAGAGCGCACAGACCGATGGATCATCACATTTCCAAAAGGTCGGTTAGAAGCTCAAATTATTGAATTCAATGCCGAAAAAGGTTATGTGCTCGTACAAGCTAAGGCATGGCGCAATCAAGAGGAAACAGAGCCAGCCGCCATTGATTACGCTTTCGGCTATCGTGAGGCGTACAACCCGAACATGAAACGCTGGTTTGTTGAGGATACTGTCACATCAGCTTTGATGCGCGTGATGGCCTTGGTTATGGGTGGCACAGAGAAGGCCACAAAAGAAACCATGGAACAAGTCAAAGTCAATGATGCAACAAAGCCACAAGATTATGACTATTGGACAACCAAATTTGGTGATGTGCCAAGCTACAAGACAGCCGATGAAGCTGAGCAATCAGGCATCCCATCACTCGGATCATCGATGGATGAAATTGCCAAGCAGCTGGGTGGAGAGCTTGTACAAGAGGCACCGCAATGCTCACATGGTCATCGCGTGTGGCGTACCGGGACATCGGCCAAAACCGGTAAAGAGTGGGCCAATTTCTCATGCGTGGGTAAGAAACCAGATCAATGCGATCCGCTTTGGTATGTCTTTACAAGCCGAGGAAAATGGGAGCCACAAGTATGAGCGAATATGTTGAAATCATCTATCCTCAAGAGATGATGGCCAAGCTGATGTGCAATGGCGAAATCGTTGAGGAATACAAGATTGAGCAATGCGACAAGTGTTCGCAGCTGAGAAGGCTTGACAAATTTGGATACCAAAAAGGCTATGACTCAAAAGACAACATCATTTGGTTTTGTGGTGAGTGCCGATGAATCGCATTGAGGAAATCCAATGCATGGTTTCGGCAATCGAACATTGCCAAGACCGCGATGCAGATCATGCGACCAGATGGCACAAAACACCATCGTGGTTTGAGTATGTGGCACAAATGGCCGAATCGATGGCAGCTGAGTGGACTGTGGCCAAGCGATTGGGCTATGACTACAAGCCCGGCACGACATGGGATAAGTCAAAAGCCGATGTCGGTGAGCACATCGAAGTCAAGTGGTCGGCCAATCCAGACAGCAACCTATGGATTCAGGAATCAGATCGCCATGATCGTGACATTGCTGTGCTGGTCGTAGGTAATACACCAAAAATGCACATTGTTGGCTGGATGCCTGTTGCCGTAGCTAAGAAACCACGCTATCGAAACGCATCACAAAACAATTGGAGCGTGCCACAAATCAATCTGCAACCCATCGAAACACTTATGAGGAGCAATTATGCACATCCTTCAATTTGATTGTTCAATCTGCAAGAAGCTTTACGGCAAGCCAAAGCAACGCCATGGCCTCAAGAAAGGTGCCGAACTCACAGCTCATGAGTGGTTTGCTCAATGCATGGGATGTGGCACATTTGGGATCAAGATTGTTGATGATGCGAGGATTGAGGAGCTGTCAGATGCCAACATATGAATTCAAGTGTGATCAATGCGGCACAATGGCAATCATCAATCGATCAATCGATGCCGATGGTGATGTTGATGCTGGCAATTGCATGGCTTGTGCGATTCCGATGACACGCATTTGGAGCAATGTTGCAGCTGTATTCAAAGGCACGGGATGGGGTAGCAAATGAAAAAGTTATCCACAACCTTTATGCACAGCCTGTGGGACACGCTCAAGCGCACGCTCAAACTTGACTGGTATTTGCGTGCATCGGTACGCTCCATGCTCGTGGGCGAGCCGCTGAGGCGGATAGCTCGCAAGCGATGCTTGGTGCTATTGGCCGGGCTATGTATTGCATCAGCAACACCGGCACAGGCCACACAAGATGCAACAAAAAAACCATCAATTGATTCATTGAAACTGTACGCACACTCAAGGATTGTGAACTACAAAGAATTCCAATGCTTCAACACATTGATCACAAAGGAAAGCAATTGGCGTGTGGAGGCAATCAATCCCAATGGCAATCACTTTGGCTTAGGCCAGATGCGAAACACTAAGTACAGAAACCTTGATGGGTTTCGCATGATTGACTGGAGCCTTCGCTACATTGCCCACAGATACCAAGGCTCAAGCTGCAAAGCCTTTGCTCATTGGCAGAAGCATGGGTGGCATTGATGTCACGCAACTGGAAAGGCGGCAGCACAAGCCGTTGGCGTAAGCTAAGAGAAGCCGTATTGAAGCGTGATGGATGTTGCCAGATGTGTGGCCAGACAGAAGGCCAGATGCACATTGATCATGTTATTCCAAAGCGATTGAACGGCAGCGATGAATTATGGAATTTGAGGCAATTGTGTCAAAAGTGCAATTTGGTCAAAGGTGGTCGTTTTTTTGAAACGGACAAGACACCCCCGACTCTCCATGGTCTCTTTGTACCCCAAAACGAGTCGATAAGTCATGATTAGTGATGATCAGGTCATGATTGATACCCCAACGGCTGAAACAGGCTCAGATCGGCTCACATCGGTTTTTTTGCCGGTAACAGCTCCACGAATCCACTCACCACTCAATGATTTGCCTTCACGCGGCTTTGAATTGATTGATTTCGCTGACCAGATTCTCCCAAATGGTTTTATGCCGTGGCAAAAGTGGCTGGCCGAGCACAGCTTGAAAATTAAACCCGATGGGCGGTACCACCATCCCGTGACTGTGGCCAGCGTTGCCCGTCAAAATGGTAAGAGCACTTACATGATGGCCAGAATCATGATGGGTCTTTTCCATTGGGATGAGTCATTGCAAGTTTCCACAGCTCACCGATTGGTCACATCGCTGGAGCAATTTCGAGCCATTGTGCAGATAATCGAGGAAAATGCCGACTTGGCCAATCAAGTGAAACGCATCCGCTGGCAACATGGAGCCGAGGAAATTCAAACGCTCAAAGGCAATCGATTCATCATCAAAGCCGGAGGCTCGGCAGCTCGTGGATTGTCAAAGCCGGAAACGATCCACATGGATGAAATCCGCGAACTCCATGACATGGAAACTTTTGCAGCTATGCGGTACACCTTGATGGCTGCCAAAAATCCACAGGTCAATTGCTTCAGCTCGGCCGGTGATTCTCACTCAATGGTTTTGAACCAATTGCGCGAAAGAGGATTGGCCGCAGCTAGTGGGGCGAGCGATGATGTGGGCTATTTTGAGTGGTCAGCACCGACTGATGAAATTTCATTGGAAAATGCAGCATGGGCTAACCCCGGACTCAACATCACGATTCACCCGGACAACATCAGAGCCGTTTTCAATGATCCACCCGATGTTGTTATGACCGAGGTATTGAACAGATGGGTTCAGACAATTTCCAGCGTGGTCGGTGCCAAAGAGTGGCAAGAGTGTGGCGATGAATCAATTGACCTCGATGAGGACAAGCTCACATGGATGGCCATCGACATTTCACCGGACAGAAAACACGCTGCATTAGTAGCGGCTCAAAAGCTTGGCTCGGAGTCATTTGTTGTGAAGCTGTTGCATACATGGGAGAACACAATCCAGCTTGATGATCGAGCGATTGCCAATGATGCAGCCTCTTATTGCCGAAAGTACCCAATTGAGTATTTGCTTTACTCAAGGCGCACAAGCGGTGCTGTTGCAGCGCGTATGCAGCCGGCTGGTATTCCAATCCATGACATGGATGCCGACTATCCACAAGCTTGTGATGAATTGTTGGGTGCAATCAATTCGGGTCGCTTAAAACACAGAAATCAATCATCGCTGACAGAGCAAATTCTTTCAGCCGTGCAATTGCGCAGAGGCGATGGCGGATGGGTCATAGGAAGGCGGGCGAGCGGTACGGCCGTTTGTGCAGCTGTATCAGCCGCGCTCGTAACTCACTTTGCGACACGCCCAGAAACCGAAATCGACATTTTAGTGGGTTGATGCTTGACATTTTGAGAAAATCCTCTCATGGGATTATTTGATCGAAAGCGCACCATTGAAGCTGTGGCAATTGACCGCGGTGCCGATGTAGCTGCACAAATTGGGCCAGCTCCAACGCTGGATGCATTTTTCCCATTTGGTGGAGCTGATTACATCGTCAGCCGCGAGGAAGCTATGTCTGTGCCAGCAATTGCTCGCGCACGCAACATGATTTGCAATTCAATTGCCACAATTCCATTGATCACTCGTGACAAGACAACCGGTCAAATCATTGATCAACCTGTTGTGATTTCCGATCCGGATAAGCGAGTACCAGGAGCCGCATCATGGGTGTGGGCTTGTGAAGATTTACTATTCACAGGATTTTCGTATTTTCAAGTCATTGATTTGTTTGCCGATACAGGCCGCGTGCGCCAAATGTGGCGCGTTGCTCCCAATCGTGTCGGTGTTTTCTTAAATTCAATCGGCACTCAGATTGAGTATTACACAGTCGATGGATCGCGCGTGCCAATGTCTGGTGTCGGATCGCTTGTGGTTTTTTACGGCAACGATGAAGGTTTATTAAACCGCGCCGGTCGCACAATTCGTGCTGGTGCAGAGCTTGAAAGAGCAGCTGCAATGTACGCCAAAGAGCCTGTGCCATCAATGGTTTTGAAATCAAACGGCACAGCATTGCCAGCTGATCGCATCGCAAAACTTTTGGATGCATGGGGCGCAGCTCGTAGAAATCGCGGCACAGCGTTTCTTAATGCTGATGTTGAATTGACAACAGTTGGATTTTCACCAGAGCAAATCGGCCTTAATGCCGCACGCGAAATCATCGCAACTGAACTTGCACGAGCCGTGGGAATTCCGGCCTATTTTATTGACGCGCCAACTGGCTCCAGCATGACATACGCAAACGCTCAAACGGCTCGTCAAACTTTGTTGGATTTCTCATTGTTGCCGCTTATGAACAGCATCAGCAGCAGATTATCCATGCCAGATTTTACGCCATCAACACAGCGCGTGGAATTTGATTTGAAGGCTTACCTACGCGGATCAGAAAAAGAGCGTGCAGAAATTTACAAGATTTTATTTGACATCGGGGCGATCACCACCGATGAAATCAGACAAATGGAGGACATGATCTCATGAAGCTAACAACACCAATGCACATCACGGCAGCTGATTCAGATTCACGCACAATCAGCGGTCGCATCGTTGCTTTTAATGAGCACGCAAACGCATCAACTGGCAAAGTCGTTTTTGCTCGTGGATCAATCCAGCCACAAGATGTTTTTTTGAACCTTGAGCACGACAACACACGCAGAATTGGCAAGAGCATTGCCATGACTGTAAATGACAAGGAAATGACAGCAACATTTAAGATTGCAAATACAACAGCGGGCACAGATGCATTGACAGAGGCAATGGAAGGCCTACGCGATGGATTCTCAATTGAACTGGCTGTGGACAATTATGAAATGCAAAAGGATGGCACCATGAAGGTGCTCAATGGACAGCTCACAGCTGTCGCTTTGGTTACTGAACCGGCCGTGCGATCTGCACGCGTTTCTGAGGTAGCCGCATCAGAGGATTCTGAAACTGAAACAGTTACAGAGACAACAAACCCAAATGAAGGAGACAAGATGG